TAGTAATTAGCTTCGGACAAAAACTTTTTAACCAATTTACATTAAATTTTACAAGATAATAACCTGCACAATATACACTTTTAGACTTTTCACTTTTCGTGAATAATGGTAACTTCCTTTGTATATCAAACATACTATTAAATGGTATAGTTCTTGTAGGATATCCATGAACATCTTTTGACTGATCATTTGTTGATTTTTTTATGTTAGCAACTAAAAAGTTTTTACCAAATGTACGTTTAAGTTGATTTTCGTTTTTGTAAAGGTTAACTTTACCTTTTGAATTTACAACAAAACCTTCATCGTTTTTACTCAAAGTTCCTATTTTTTCACCTTCTTGTTCAACAATCCAAAATTTGTCTTGTAGTATCGGTGTTGCCTTAAATGTCATACATTATACCTCGCTTGTAATGGCTCTGCAAATTGCGCTGCATTATCAGCAACACGCTGAAGATCCCAACGGGCACAAAACTTCATAAGTCTCATACCAACTTGTGATACATTCTTGCTGTCTGCTGATTGGATAGTATTATTTATTTCTGTGCGAATATGGTCAGGCTGTGCAGTCAAATCACATAGAGTAACATTGCGTGTGTAATCATCTAGTACACGATGCTCGTCACCGTTGTGATCTACCCAACGTTGTAGCATCATATTATTCCAATTATATCCTTTGTTATCTTTGTCTGCAAATGCTTCTAACAAACCTACTTTGTTCTTTGTGCCTTTCTTGCGCACACCAGGGTAGGCACTAAAAACATTGTCGCTAGTGTCACCACGCATACATTTCTCAAAAAGCATAAATTCGGGTTGTGGAGCAGGCTTCGGTTCACCTGTCTTCTTATCGCACACGGGTTTGCCTTTGTCATCAAAATATCCTTCTACAGTAATTGTAGTATTACTTACCCCGTTGTACTGACGTACATTAGGCGCAATCAATTGTGCAAAGTCACCATCAGTAGAAATAATAACATGATCATCATTGGGATGATTTTGTATCCAACCAGCAATAAGATCATCTGCCTCTAGCACAGGATTGTGCAATACAGTGCAGTTAGTCTTGTCTGTAACAAACTCTTTGAACTCGTCAAAGATTTCCCAAAATACTTTATCTTCTTCTGCTTCACGTGGAGTAAGTGCATCACGTGCTTCTTTGCGGTTGCGCTTGTAAGGCTCATAATAATCTTTGCGCCAACTGCGTCCTTCTAAGCAGAAAACAACGTGCGAACCATCAAAGTCCTGCCACGCTTTCTTAATGCTGTTAAGGGTAATGTGCATAGCCATGCCAACCTTAGTATCAATGTCGCCACGAACAACGTGACGAGCCCTAAAGAAAGTATTAGCAGTATCAATTAGTATGTAAGTCATAAAACTCTTCTTCTACATAACGTTTCAGTTCATGGTCACCAACATTGTCGGGAACCTCGTGCTTGTAGAACAGACGATAACTGTCGCTACCATATTTGCCTATTCCATGTAACATTGTAGCATCATTTCCGTCCCATGTCAAGAAATCTTTACTCATTCTTTTCAAACGGTTATATCTTATGTTAACCATTCCTAAACTTTCTATAATGCTTTTTATAGATTTTTCTGGTGTATTTAAGAAGTGTATTGCTGTAGGTGCAGCAGCAAATAACACAGGAAGAACTTTTTTGACTTGTTTTCTGCCTGTGCAGTTTAAACAAATAACGCCTACCATATGTTGCCAAACGTTATCTACTTGCTGTTGGACCATTAGGTCGTCTCTCATGATACCTCGCTTTTGCCTTTGTCTATTGGTACTACATTAATATAACCGGCTCCGCGATTTGTGTCAAGTCCTTCTTCTTGTAGCATATTATAAACAATGTCTTTGAACCAGCGATCAACTATTTCTTCTTGTTCATCACCTTCACTACCATAACCATTTTCAATAAGAGAATCAATAAAAGGTTCATTCCAATCAAGTTCAAAAAACCCATTGCGAATATTATCTTCATTGACTTTCATATCAAGCACATTTACCCAAGGTTCACCTTTTTTAGTAGCATATGCTTTAGGATCTTTTGCTTTGAGCTTTTTATCAGATTCAGCTTCTAATGCTGCTTTTTCTTCAGCTAGACGTTTTTCTTCTGCTTCGATGCCTGTTATTTTCTTAAGCCATTGTTTCATATTAGTTTCCTTATCTTTTCGTATTCCTCTTCGCTTTTAATGCCTTTAGGAATACTATCCACGTTTTCTTTAAGTGCCCCAGGCATTTCCGAATAAGCTAATGTGGAGTCTTGGCGAGAACCTCCACCCTCGTTCCATACAGAGGTTCGCCACCTCTTGTACGTTGAGAGTGTATTCTTCCGACCTACCCCCAAGCGGCATGAGATATACAGGAACGTCCACGCCTGCTTCACGATAGGCGTCAACTGCTCTACCAACTTCATCAACATCGTCTTGATCAGCAACAACAAACTTAAAATACATATCGCTGCCATCAACAAGGGAATACTCACGAGCAACGTCAGGCTTAATAGCATCATCCCAAGACTCGCCCGAAACGGATAGTTTGGGAGAACAGCTAAAAGTGAGCTGAATTCGTTCATGCTGGTTGAGATAGTTGTAGAAGTCATCGTGTAGATGCTGTGTAGTGTTGGTTTCGATTGTGACATTTTTAAGATCCTGCATACCTGGGTGTTCAAATAGCTCGACATACAACCGTTGCCAAGCAAGTAGTGGCTCTCCGCCTGTTAGAATAAGATGAACATCTTGTCCATTATCCATAGTCCATTTGCCTTCTGGCAACAAACTAAGCAAGTGTTCTACAACTTCATCGATAGTTGCTAATTTGTTAAAGTCCTTAAACTCTGGATAGATACTTGCGTATGTATCACATCCTGTATGCACAATAGGCAAGTCCTCAAACTTTTCTGTTTTTTCTACAATGCCATCGTCGAGCAATGCTTTTACTTCTGCATTATAACGATTGCCTTCTGCGTGTTGTTTCCAGCGATCACCTACGCTTTTATCAACACCAAAGTTCATACAACGAAAGTTACAACCAAATGTACGTAGGAATACACTGGGTACTCCTACAAACTTGCCTTCGCCTTGCACTGAATAAAATGCTTCACTATATCTTAGTTTCATCTTGGTGCAAACTCCTGCTGTAGTTTAATGTTGTCAAAGAACTCTTTCTTTGTACCAGGATCGGTTTTAAATGCACCTTTTAACACACTTGTTTGTGTAAGACTACTGTGTGCCATAATGCCTCTATTTTCACAGCAACCGTGTGTTGCTTGGATATAAACACCACAGTCTGTTGCACCTGTAACCTTCATAATCTCTTTAGCAATATCCATAGCAAGTTCTTCTTGCAATGTGCCACGTCTTGCACACCATTGTGCAATGCGTGTGTATTTGCTCAAACCAATTAATTTGTCAGCAGCAATAATGCCAATATATGCTACACCTGTAACTGGCTGATGGTGATGCGAGCAAACACTTTTAAGTTCGCTGCGTACCACAAGCATACCATCATATGGATCATCAGTTTCGTTTGGAAAACTTGTAGCATTAGGCTGTGGATAGTAACGACCACGCATTAATTCGTGAATATACATTTTTGCCAAACGCTTTGCAGTTTCATTACTGTTTGGATCATTTTCTGTATCAATAATAAGTGTATCTAGTACATCCTGGAACTTGTATGTTAGTTCGTTTTGAATCTCTTGCAGTTCCCACTCACTGATGTGTTCGCTAATATTGTCGTTAGCATAAAAACGCACGTTGTTTTTTTGTAGTCTTTCACGTACAACTTGACTAACTTTTACTTCTTCTGTCATTTATTTCTCCGAGTTATAGACGAGGATGTCATAAAATATGGTACAACACTACAAGTATTGTACCATGTATTTAGGTTTTTGTCAAGCACTAAAATATTTTTGAATCATTTCAATGCGATCACTAGCTGCTGCCATAGTGTCTAATTCTTGTTGAATTGCTTCAACAATGTCTGCATGTTCGCCGATACCTACAGATTGATTCATATACACCATGATATTTGTTTTTGCTCTCTCAAGCTCGCCTTCGGCATGCATACGTGCTGCCTTTGCTAATTGTGCTGCCATATCACTCATCCTTTTTCTCCTTCTGTCTCTGTCTTTCTTCATATTGTGCTTTTTTCTCGAGGTATTGCTCCTCTGTTAATGAATGCCAACCAACGCATTTGCCTGTTGGCGATCTTCCGCAACCGCAACTCATATTATTTTCCTATTGTTGATGATTCGTAAACCGAATTATGTGTCTGAGTACAACGAATAAAAGTTGCACATTTACTTAATTGCTTGAGTTTCATTGCACCTGTATATGTGCAAGCACTACGCACTCCTCCTAGTATCTCCTGCACTGTTTTAGCTACAGGTCCTCTATAAGGCACAAGCACTGTGCGTCCTTCTGATGAACGATAA